GATGTCACTAAGCGAAATAGAAATGGTCAGACAAAATCTGGTTTATACTCTTTGTTTATCCCAATGGAATGGAACTATGAAGGATTTATTGACGAGTACGGAGTTCCAGTATTCACTACTCCTGACGCAGATGTGTTTGCCCCAGACGGTGAATTAATAGATATAGGCGTAATAGATAACTGGCAAAATGAAGCTGATGGCTTAAAAGATGATCAAGATGCTTTAAACGAGTTTTACCGTCAGTTTCCGCGCACTGAAGAGCACGCTTTTAGAGATGAAACAAAAAACAGTATATTTAACCTAGTGAAAATATACGAGCAGATAGATTACAACGAAGAAATGTCTAGATCTTTAGGTGTTACAACTGGTAACTTTCAATGGGTTAACGGTATTAAAGATTCACAAGTAATATTCTACCCAGATCCAAAAGGTAGATTTAAAACAAGCTGGGTTCCACCTCAGCAATTACAGAATAGAGTGGTGCTTAAAAACGGTATAAAATATCCTGGTAATGAACACATGGGAGCATTTGGTTGTGACTCTTATGATATATCAGGGACTGTAGATGGAGAAGGTTCTAAAGGAGCATTACACGGCTTAACCAGGTTTAGTATGGAGGACGCTCCTGCGAATAGCTTTTTTTTAGAATACTTATCAAGACCACCTACAGCTGAAATATTCTTTGAAGATGTATTAATGGCATTAGTATTTTACGGTATGCCAATACTTGCAGAGAACAATAAACCACGGCTTTTATATTATTTAAGGCGTAGAGGTTATAGAGGGTTTAGTATGAACAGACCTGATAAAATATGGAATAAACTGTCTGTTGCTGAAAAAGAAGTTGGTGGTATACCAAACTCAAGTGAAGATATAAAACAAGCGCATGCAGCTGCTATTGAAATGTACATACAAGATCACGTTGGCATGAGACAAGATGGAACGTTTGGTGATTTATACTTTAATGAATTATTAAATGATTGGAGTAAATTTGATATAAACAAAAGAACAAAGTTTGACGCAACAATAAGTAGTGGTTTAGCTATTATGGCAAACAACAGGCACTTATACGCGCCAAACGCTAAGGTTGAAAAACCACAAATAAATATAACGGTTTCTAAGTATAGTAATACTGGAACTAATTCACAAATAATTAAATAATAAATATGGCAGAGTCTGGCATTAAAAGTTATTTTCCTAGTCAAACCGTGAGCGACGCTGAGAAGCTAAGCTATGATTATGGTTTAAAAGTAGGTAAAGCTATAGAACACGAGTGGTTTAATGATGATAGAAGTCTTAATAGATATAAATCTAATCAAAATAATTTTCATAATTTAAGGTTGTACGCTAGGGGCGAGCAGTCAATACAAAAATATAAGGATGAGTTATCTATAAACGGTGATTTGTCCTATTTAAATTTAGACTGGAAGCCTGTGCCAATTATATCTAAATTTGTAGACATAGTTGTTAACGGTATAGCCGAAAGAACTTACGATATAAAAGCATTTTCTCAAGATCCATATGGATTAAAAGAAAGAACTGAGTACATGGAGAACGTAATACAAGACATGAGGCTTGAAGATTTTAACAATGCTGTGCAACAAGATTTATCGCTAGACGTGAAAAAAAGCGACATTGAAGAATTACCACAATCCAAAGAAGAGTTAGAACTTCACATGCAACTTTCTTACAAACAATCTATAGAAATAGCCGAAGAACAAGCAATTAACACTCTTTTGGAGGGTAATAAATACGAACTTATAAAAAAACAATTTTATTACGATCTAACAGTATTAGGTATAGGAGCCGTCAAATCATCTTTTAATACCTCTGAGGGTATAGTAGTAGATTATGTTGATCCAGCTAATTTAGTGTACTCTTATAGTGATTCACCATACTTTGAAGATATATATTATGTTGGAGAGGTTAAATCAATACCGGTCAACGAACTAGCAAAACAATTTCCGCACTTAACAGAAAGTGATCTTGAAGATATAATGAAAAACAAATCTTACAATAGATCTAATTATAATTCTATTCATAATTACGATAAAGAAGACAATAACACTATTCAAGTTTTATATTTTAATTATAAAACTTATATGAACGAGGTTTACAAAATAAAAGAAACTGGAACTGGTGCCGATAAAATAATACCAAAAGACGATTCATTTAACCCACCACAAGATAAAGAAGGTGGTTACAGTAGGATGCTAAGGTCTATAGAATGTCTATATGATGGCGCTATGATTCTTGGCACCGATAAGCTACTTAAATGGGAGATGGCTAAAAATATGATGCGGCCTAAAAGTGATTACACTAAAGTTAAAATGAATTATGCTATTGTAGCACCTAGAATTTATAATGGTAAAATTGATTCGTTGGTAAAGCGTATTACTGGTTTTGCTGATATGATACAGTTAACTCATTTAAAATTACAACAAGTAATGTCACGCATGGTGCCAGATGGTGTTTATCTTGATGCTGATGGGTTAGCTGAGGTTGATTTAGGTAATGGTACAAACTACAATCCACAAGAAGCTTTAAATATGTTTTTCCAAACAGGTTCTGTTATAGGTAGATCATTTACTCAAGATGGCGACATGAATCCTGGTAAAGTGCCAATTCAAGAAATCACATCTGGTAGTGGCGGTAATAAAATGCAAGCTCTTATTGGTAACTATAATTATTACTTGCAAATGATTAGAGATGTTACAGGACTTAATGAAGCTAGAGATGGTAGTATTCCAGATAAAAACGCTTTAGTGGGGGTTCAAAAGTTGGCTGCAGCAAACTCAAATACAGCAACTAGACATATATTACAATCTGGATTATTTTTAACCGCTGAAATAGCAGAGTGTTTATCTCTTAGAATATCTGATATTATAGAGTACTCGCCAACAAAAGACGCGTTTATACAAGCAATAGGCGTTCATAACGTATCAGTATTAGATGAGTTGAAAAACTTACACTTATATGATTTTGGTATTTTTATAGAGTTACAGCCAGATGAAGAAGAAAAAGCTATGCTAGAAAATAATATTCAAATGGCGTTGCAACAACAAATAATAGAACTTGCCGATGCTATTGATATTAGAGAAATTAAAAATACTAAATTAGCAAATCAACTTCTTAAGATACGTAGAAAAAGGAAATTAGATAAAGACCAAGCAATCGCACAGCAAAACATGCAGCAGCAAGCTCAGTTAAACCAACAGTCAGCACAAACCGCTGCACAAGCTGATATACAGAAAAACCAAGCAATAACACAAAGTGAAACTCAATTAGAACAAGTTAAAGCTCAAATTGAATCCCAAAGAATGATGCAAGAAATGCAAATGAAAAAAGAATTAATGGGATTAGAATTTGAATATAACATGAAACTTAAAGGGGTGGAAGTTGATGGAATGAAGGAAAGAGAAAAACAAAAAGAAGATCGTAAAGACGAAAGAACGAAAATTCAAGCAACTCAACAAAGCGAGATGATTGAGCAAAGAAATAGTGGAAAAGCACCTAAAAACTTTGAGTCTACAGGTAATGATATACTAAGTGGAGGATTTGATTTAGGAGCATTTGACCCTAAATAAATTTATTAATTATTATTATATTATATTATGGAAGAAAAATTAGAAAAAGTAGTCGAAGAGACTACAACAAATAACCAACAAGATCCAGGTGATGAAAACGTGGTAAAAGTTGATGAAAGTAAATTTGAATCTGCTGGCGACGATAGCGTTATAAAAGTAGATTTAAACAAACCACCAAAACCAGTAGAAGAAAATGAAACTAAAGAAGATAACGCTGACGACAGCGGAGTGGTTGCAGAGTCTAAAGATGCCGAGCCCACACAAGAACAAGAAAAAGTACAACCGGAAGCAGAAACACAAGAAGCTCCAGCGTTAGAAGAAATAACTGAAGATTCTACTGAAGAAGAAGTTGCTGATGTAGAAGAAAAAGTTGAAGAAGCAGTAGCTGAAGCAGAGGCTACCGGTAAACCACTACCAGAAAATATCCAAAAATTAATGGACTTTATGGAAGAAACTGGTGGAGATTTAAGTGATTACGTTAAGCTTAATCAAGATTATTCAAAACTAGATGATCAAAATTTATTATATGAATATTATAAGCAAACAAAACCTCATTTAAACAATGAAGAAATTAACTTCCTTATGGAAGACTCGTTCTCTTACAACGAAGAAGAAGACGAAGAAAGAGATATACGAAGAAAAAAATTAGCGTTAAAAGAGCAAGTTGCCAACGCTAGAGCCCATCTGGACGGGCAAAAGTCCAAATACTATGAAGATATTAAAGCTGGAAGCAAGCTTACAAGTGAGCAACAGAAAGCAATTGATTTCTTTAATAGATATAACAAAGAGTCAGAAGTAACTCAAAAAACAGTTAAAAAGAACTCTGATATTTTTACACAAAAAACTAATCAAGTTTTTAACGACAAGTTCAAAGGTTTTGAATACAACGTCGGTGA